CGCTGAAGTCCGCGCGCTTGGTTGCGACGTACCATGCCTTCTGCTCGGCATCCAGACGAAGATCCAGGCCGAGCGCCTTCTTGACCTCGATCTCGACTTTTTCGAAATACTCGTGGTCCTCGCGCGTTAGATCGACCGTATAGGCGTCGATGCGATACTTCGGCTCCATCCACCAGGCGTAGAAGTGCAGCCGGTAGTCGCGCGCCGTGAGCGCCTTGCGGCTGGCCTCGTTGGCCTCGGCGATCTGCACCATTTTGAAGAAGTCGCCATCGCGGCCCTCGGCGGTGCTCTCGATCACCAGCACGCCATTCATCGGCACGGCGGGAATGGATCCGGTGACCACCTCCTGGGCCTTGTCCGGGTACTTTGCGCAGATCTTGCCGAATTCGGAGACGTGCAGCCGGTGGATCGTGCCCGAACGCATCGACGTAGCCACGCGCACGCTGCTGTTGTTGTGGGCGAACAGGAGTTCTGACGCGGCGTCGCGGTCGAGTGGGAAGCGCTCGCGGATCTCGGTCGGTAGGTTCTCGTAGGCGAACCGCACCTTGTCGCGGAAGATGGCCTCGGCCGCCTCGCGGTCCTGGGCGATGATGCCGCAGCGCTGGTTGGCGTTGAACAGGGCGTGATCCAGCCACAGGACGGCAATCAGCGTCGTGAAACCGAGCTGCCGCGCCTTGAGGATCAGGTTCCGGTGCCACAGACGGCGGATGAACCGGCGCTGGGCGCGATTTGGCTTGAACGGCAGGACGAACGAGTCCGCTTCTTCGATCGTGCCATCCGGGCGGATCTTGTCGTCGCCCTTGACCATGATCTTGTAGAGCGCCCCGCTGAAAAGCCGTTTCTCGGGGTCAGCCAGGAACTCGGCCAGGGCCTTCTCATCTGTCGGGAGCGGGTAGCTGCTCATGCCTGGGTCTCCCTGCACTCTCATCGGCCCTCGTCATCGTGCTGAAGGCGCTCCGGGTCGTCGGCCACCGGCTTGAATGCGCTGCTGTTGCCGCCTGCGATCGCGTGCAGCAGGCTGGTCAGCGGGTCGGTCTTCTGCTCGTTGTCGCGCTCGTAGAGGCCGTGGTGGCGGAATAGCTTTTCGAGAGCCGAGTTCTTGTCGGCGATGCGGTACTTCTTGAGGTAGCCGACAAAGACGCGATCCTTGCCAGCGCCCTCGAACTGCTCCACAACCTCGATACCGGCCACAGCCGCGGCGGTGTCGTCGTCCAGCTCGGTGATGCCTTTCGGGCTGCCGTCGTCGTTGAAGAGCTTGCGCGGGTCGAACAGCGCAAGGCGCGCGGCCTCGAGCAGCACGCGGTCTGCGGTGACGGCGGTTCGCTCGCCGCGAGCCTTCATTCCTTGCGCGACAGCCTGTGCGACGTGACTTTTCGTGAGCTGCTGCGGGCCGATCCATTCGGCCGTTTTCTTGCTGTAGCCGGCTCGAATTGCGGCCTGCGTGGCGTTGAGGTCGATCAGGTATTCCTGGACGAATCGCTCCTGCCTATGCGTGAGGATTCGCTCGCCGTCGGCTGGCTTCTTCTTCGTCGCGGGGTTGGTATTGCGTGTCATGCGCGGCATGCTCTTCAGCGGGCGCGTGGCAGTCCAGCCCTACAGAGGGGCGGACAAAAACAAAACCCCGCCGGAGCGGGGTATTTTTGGGTGGGCTGTGCGACTACTGGAGCCGCACAACAACAACGCCCTTGGGAGGCGGCTCGACAGCCTGAACCGCATCCCACACCCGCTGAACTCGCGGGTCCGTCCCGAACGCATCATAGCGTCCGTTCCGGTTTGCGTTGTACCGCACCGCCCTCGTCAGGGCGTTTTCTACCGGCCCCTCGCTGGGGCTGTCCGCCACCAGCGTGGCAAACCTGCCGGCCGAGGCCGGCTCTGCGGTGTGGATCGACCACACCGTTTCTGAAAACCCTCCGCCGCCGGTATTCCACCGGCGGCCAACCTTGGCCCATATCGGGCCGCTCACCGCGGCCTCAATCTCGGGGGCGGTGATCCCTTCAACTTCCCGAATTTCGATGTTCATGACTTCTCACTCCGTTGTCTGTGCGGCCATCATGCCGCGTTTGCCCTGCTGCGCATCATTCGGCAAGCTTGCAATCGCCTGCCGTATCCCTTGGCTCAGGTTCCCGTCGCCGAGAACCCTTGCCCGCTCAACCGTCGCATCGTCCAGCATCACCTGGACGCGGCGCACTGCGGCGCCGTCGCGGGTGAGTCGCCCCCTTGTCTGCTTCATGGCTCAGTCCTCGCGCCGCGTTTCGCTCGTGCGGGCGACGGGCTGCCCGGACCCGTTCACCCACTCCGTGCTGTTCATTCCGCCGGCGGGCATCACGTCCGGGGCGTCGATCGCGCCGATCAGGGCGCTGTAGGCGTCAAGCCCCGGTGGCGCGGCGCAACTCGTGGCGCAGCGCTTCGCCACTGTCGCCCAGGGTGCTCACGAAGATTCGACCGCTGTGGTCTGCGTGCACCCCTGCTGATACGCCGTCAGCGTCGACAATGTCTCGGCCAAGCGCGTCGCTCTGCACGCTGTACCCCGCGGGAAGCTCGTATCCCGCGGCCTCTTGATTGCGGTGGTCACACACGACCACTTGGCCGGTCCCCGCTACAGGCATCAACTTCGCTGTTTTCATGATCTCTCTCCGGTTGCGGTGCCGCCCCTGCGATCACCTTGAGTTCATAATACACATCATGCGGAGAGAGTGCAAGGACTTTTTACTCGTCTTCCGCCCTGAGCCCCATGCGCGCGACCTCTCGGCGCACGTCGCTGATCTGCGCCTGTAGCACCGCATTGAGCCGCGCGGCCTCGTGCCCGATCTCGATCGCGGCGTATTGCTGGCTGCTGCCGGCCATGAGCTCGCCGATCATGCGGGACTCGCGCGGGGAGAGGATCATCACGGTGTCACCCACCTCGAGCACCGTCGTGCCGTCCGGGCAGAGGGTGCGGGAAATGGGGCGTGCGGGCCGGTGCTGCTCGAGAGGCACAAATACCCCGCGCTGCACCCGGCGAATCTTGCCGGTGTCCACGAGGTGACCCAAGCGATCATCGATCGTCGTGAGCTTCAGGCCGGTGAGCTCGGCCAGTGTCTCCCTGGTCACGATCTGCTCGCGTGCGAACAGGTCTTGCACGGCACTGAGCACGATCTCGGCGTTTGACTTGGTGGGCTTGGTGGCGGTGTCGGTCATTGAGCGTGGTCCTTGTCGGCGAAAAGGTCTTGCGTAAGTAGGTCCCGTTTTGCGGGCGGGTTCATGCCAGCGAAAAGGCCGCGCGGCTCGGGGCTTGGGATCAGGCCCAGCCGCTGCGCGCAGATGCGGCCGAACCGCATGCGGCCGACCTCGGCGGCGACGTTCTTGAGGGGCCGTTTGCAGTTGGCGCAGTTGACCTGCTCCCCCGCCTTCAGGCGGGGGATTCCCAAATCTCGCGAGTTGGGTTCCTGTTTCATCGTCCGATGCTCCTTGGGTTGCCCCGCAGAGTCTTCTCCGAACTCCGCAGGCTTAAAATTCCGGCGGCCCGCCGGTATCTTTCTCGTGCAGCCGCAGCATGTCCGCCCCGGCGATGATAGCCAGTCCTGCTTCGCGAATATTCACGGCAGCATTGATGTCGCGGTCGTGCGCCGTGCTGCACTCCGGGCACGTCCATTCGCGCGTCGCCAGATCCAGCGACTTCAGGATGTGCCCGCAGCACGAACAGCGTTTGCTGCTCGGGTAGAAACGGTCGATCTGAACGAACGTCCGACCGCACCACGCCGACTTGTATTCGAGTTTCCGAACGATCTCCGACCAGCCCACGCCCGCAATCGCGCGGGCGAGGTAGTGGTTCCTGAGCATGTTCTTGACTTGCAAACTCTCGGCGCTGATCACTTGGTTTTCGCGCACCAGCTTCGTCGTGAGTTTGTTCGCCCAATCGTTGCGAGCGTCCGCAACTCGGGCGTGCAGCCGGGCAACCTTGATTCGCGCTTTCGCACGGTTCTTGGAGCCCTTCTGCTTTCGCGACAGACGGCGTTGCGCCGTGGTCAGTCGCTTTGAAATCGAAAGCAGAAACTTCGGGTTGGCGATCCGCTCGCCCTCGCTCGTGATGAGCGCGTCCTTCAAGCCAAGATCGATGCCGACGACTTTCGCGACGACCGGCAACGGCTTGATATCTTCCTCGCACAAACACGACACAAAGTAGCGGCCAGCGCAATCCTTCGTGAGGGTGACACTCGACGGGGCCGACGGCAGTTTTCGCGACCAGCGCACGTTCAGCGGCGCGTCCTGCTTCGCCAGCCACAACTGCCCGTCCTTGATGCGGAAGCCATTGCTCATGTAGCGCGCCGACTGCGGGCCGTGCTTGCTCTTGAACGTCGGGTACTTCGCGCGCTTCTGGAAGAAGTTCTTGAAAGCCACATCCAGATTGCGCAGCGACTGCTGCAAGCAGACGTTGCTGACTTCGTTCAGCCACTCGGTTTTCGGCTGCTGCTTGAGCAAGGTCAGCATCTTCGCTGTGTCGTTGTAGCCGACGCGCTTTTTCTCGTTGAAGAAGCTGTTGGCTCGAACGTGCAGGAAATGGTTGTACACGAAGCGCGCACAACCGAACGTCCGCGCAAGCTGGTCGGCCTGCTCGGGTGTCGGGTAAAAGCGAAATTTGTAGGCGCGCTGAACCATGAAACATATCTTAACGCCTTACATTTACCACGTCAAAGACAAAGACGGCTATGCCGTCCGCGCTATCCTTCCACGCCCTGAAGGGCGAGGTTTGCCGCGCAGCAGATCACGCTCCCTCCTCGATGAACGATTCGGCCATCTCCTGTACCTGCTCTGCGGTCATGTGCGGCCAGTAGGTCTCGGCGATGTGCCGGCACAGGCTCTTCATCAGCTCGTAGAACTCGCCCT